AACCTCAACACCTGGTGATACTAATGCCATTTTGTTTCTCCTGTAGGAATTAATTTTATTTGCTGTATGTATTTACCATTATCTAATAAAAAATCATGTTAAACACCTATAGAAAAGGGACCGAAAAGGTGAGGTAAATACAGTATGCGACCATTATGCAAGTGCGGCCAGCGTCCTGCTGCTATAAATTACAAAAAAGGAAACAGAACTTACTATCGCAAGCTCTGTGAAACCTGCTTGCGCAACGGCATTCATCACGGAATACCCAAATGGAAGCAAAAAGGTTATACTAAGGGAGATACCTGTGAAAAATGCGGATTTAAATCAAAACATTCAGAACAGTTTAATGTGTTCCATATAGACGGAGATTTAAATAATTGTCGTCCTAACAACCTGAAGACGATATGCGCCAACTGTCAGCGTCTTCTTCAAAAGGACGGGGTGCGCTGGAAGCAAGGTGACCTAGTCCCTGATTTCTAAAGATAGTACGAATAAGTGTATCAACATTTCTTTCTAGTCTAGCTAAATCACCATTGTTGTCAATAGTGTAATCGCACATCCATTGTTCAATGCTCATTGAACTAGGATCTTCAGTAGGCAAATGATCGCAACGATCTACCCAAATTGCATAGTCAAAGATTTCTTCGTTTTGCATTGCGAAGAATTCACGCTTGTTACGTAGTCCGCAATAGATATTGTTTTGTGCAAACAAATTTCTGCCTAGTCTTGCTAAATCATCTTTACAGTAGTCGTGGATCATATTGTACCATTCAGTGCGATGGTTGTGACGATCTGCATAACACTCTTCTTCGTCTGCGTAACCGTACTTGTCTTTTAGATCGTTGAATATAAAAAGCTCTGAACAGAACTTAGAACTTGATTGAAATGTGTATCCGTATTTTTCTAATAATTCGCAAACAGTATCTTTGCCATGACGACCATGACCTACTACTAATAATTTAGGTAGCATAAATTAATCTCCGCACAATATATTTTATATTATACGGAAAAATTAGTAAGATGTCAAGTATTTTTTACCCTATTAAGAAACCGTAGCCTGCACCGCCTGCTACTGCTTCTTGAACTTCTTTTTCAAGTTTTTCCATTTCAGCAGTTGCTTCTGCTTTAAGTGCATCACCGTTTAGTGTTGATCCGCCTTGTGGGCCAGCAATAGTAGCAAACTTACTTCTTGCTTCACCTAGCATAAACTTACAACTAGCAAGTGTATAATCTTTAATCCATTGCTTTGCTAGGTAATCATCTAATAATGATTCGTCTGGGCGATAGTTATAACAATAAAGTAATAGATCTTCTTCTGCTCTAGGACGTTGTAGTAGTGTTAATTTTTTAGTTTGTGTGTTCCATTTAAATTCTATAAATGAACCAAACATACGCCCTACTAATTCTTGATATCCAGCAAATAGCTCGTAAGTTGCAAGGCCACCCATATTAGATGAGCTTAACAAGTATGTATTTGTATAAGCCATGTTAAATGGTTCAAACAATGTGCCGCCGTCGCCGCCGCCGGTACGTGATCCTATACTTCTGCGGAATAACTTACGAACTTCAACAATTTCTGCAGGAAGTGTATATTCGTTTTGATCAATGACTGTAGGCAAGAAAATATATGATTCTTCAACTGAGTTGTCTGAACGCTGCCTAAACTTAGTCAATGCTTTATTAAGTCCAGTTTCATAATGAATAGGATCTAATTCAACGTCGATCATTCCGCCGCCGAGCATAGCATTTACATAATCATATACTTCTTGTTTCTTTGTTGCTAAATTTGCCATATGAAGTTCTCCATAGTATTTATCGTATCGATAAATATGTGTATGCCAAGACTATCTTTATACAAACCAGAAAAGGGCAACGACTACGAATTCCTAGATCGACAGATACTAGAAATGTTTTCAGTCGGCGGTACAGACTTACATGTCCATAAGTATCTAGGTCCCGAAAATCCAGATGACGCATCGGCAACTGCGGATAAGCCGCAATATGATGCTGTCAAAGAAACTAACATACAAGACCTGCTGTTTATGGAGAACAGAGATCGTAAATACGATCCGGATGTTTATACTATACGAGGAATTTACAATGTTCAAGATTTAGATTTTAATCTAAGTCAGTTTGGGTTGTTCTTAGCTAATGATGATACTATTATGCTCACTGTGCATATTAGAAGCAGCGTTAAGACATTAGGCAGAAAGATTATGCCAGGTGATGTAATAGAATTGCCGCATCTAAAAGATGAATATGCATTAAATGATTTTTCTCTTGCATTGAAACGCTTCTATGTAGTCGAAGACATTAATCGTGCAGCAGAGGGTTTTACACAAACGTGGTATCCTCATTTGTACAGATTAAAACTTAAACAAATTGTTGATAGTCAAGAGTTTAAAGAGATACTAGACCTTCCTGCAGAAGAAGGCGAAACACAAACACTTAGAGATTTGCTTTCAACCTATGAACAAGAAATGCAAATTAATAATGCAATCTTGAATCAAGCAGAAGCAGATGCTGCAAAATCGGGGTACGATACTAGTCATTTCTTTACATTAAACATTGACGATAACGGTGACACACAACTTAACAGAGCAGACCAAACAGTACTCGATGCAAGTGGTGCTGATTTAACTGCTGACAGAATAATGTCACCTCCGGATAGAGAAGGTTATTCAGGATACTTGTTAGGTGATGGTATTCCGCCTAATGGAGAAGCGTTCGGACACGGAATTCAATTTCCTTCAGGAGCAACAGTGGATGATTATTTTTTAAGAACTGACTTTTTTCCAAATAGACTGTTTAGATATGACGGATCACGTTGGGTTAAACTAGAAGAGAACGTGCGCATGACAATGACAAATACCGACAACAGACTTACACAAAAAGGAACATTTGTTAATAACACCAACACTGACGAAATTGGTGGTGAAACAGTTCAAGAACGACAAAGTTTGTCTCAAGCACTTAGACCTAAGGCGGATAACTAATGCAACATTTTTATGACGGACAAATTAGAAGGTATATTACGCAGATAGTGCGTATGATGAGTAATTTTAGTTATAAGGATGGCAAGGGTCAGCTGGTGCAAGTGCCTGTTATGTACGGAGATATAACTAGACAAGTAGGTTCTATACTAAGAGATAACAGCGAAAACAAAATTCCTAGTGCCCCTCGCATGGCTGTTTATGTCACAGGCATAGAAATGGACAGAGACAGGACTGGAGATTCCAGTTATGTAAGTAAAGTAAATATTAGAGAACGTGCATACGATAGTGAAGGAAAAGAATATCTAAAAAAGGAAGGCAAAAACTACACTGTTGAAAGATTAATGCCCACACCATACACACTTAGCGTGAATGTAGATATCTGGACAACTAACACAGACATGAAATTACAAATCATGGAACAAATTTTGATGTTGTTTAATCCTAGTTTAGAAATACAAACCACAGACAACTATATCGATTGGACTAGTTTAAGTGTAGTTAATTTAGAAAACTTAACTTTCAGTAGTAGAAGCATACCAGTAGGAACAGAAACTGAGATAGATGTTGCTACTTTAGGATTTACTACACCAATTTATATTTCCCCACCAGCCAAAGTAAAACGTTTAGGTGTTGTTACGGACATTGTAACTAGTATTTTCAACGAGCAAGGATCAGTTGATCTGGGAGATGGCTTAGGACAAAGTTCCGGAAATGCAGAAGCATTAATTAGACCGAAGCTGGCTGTTGTTCCTACCGGTGAAATTGAAAATATTCAAGCAAAACAAGAACTTGTGCGATCAGGTGTTGATATTGTTATGGGTATGAGTCACAACCAACCTAATCTATTGGTAATGAATAACACCATTCAACTTGTTAAAAAAGGAATTGTTGGCGGTGAAGACTGGATCAGTTATTTGAAAGCGTTACCTTATGAATTCGAATCTGGTGTTACACAGGTACGATTAGCAAGAAATGATTTAGATAATGAAATTTCAGGAACACTAGCAATTAATGAGAACGACCCAGCGTTTGCTATTGTTAATTGGGATGAAGATTCGTTACCTTCCGACTCTGTTATTACATCTTCGTTAGGTGACAGAAGTAAAATTGATTATATCATAGATCCTCAAAAGTCAAATCCTCAAGATTTAGGACTTACTGGCAACCCAAGGATACTTATACTAGCTCCAATTGGCGATGTTGATAACGAAGATGGTGCAGACGCCTGGAAAAATGCGGACGGCACTGATTTTGTTGCTAGTGAAAACGATATTGTTGAATGGGATGGTACTAAATGGAGTATTGTATTCGATGCAAGTAGCTCAACAGACACAATATACCAAACAAATCTTAATACAGGCGTTCAGTATAAGTGGGATACCGGTGAATGGTTACTAGCATTTGAAGGTGAATATCCAAACGGGTCATGGCGTTTGCAATACTAAGATAATTAACTATATGGACAGTATAGTTTGTAGTGGCGCACT